TTGCGACCAACATTCAAAGCCGTACTGGTGAGTTAGCTGATAACGTCACAAACAACAACGCCCTTTTGCGTAGACTCAAAGACCGTGGAAATGTGAAAACATTTTCTGGCGGTAACGTGATCTTGCAAGAGATTATGTACAACGACAGCACCACAAATAACACGAATTCTTATTCTGGTTACGAAGTGTTGAACGTTTCGCAAAACAGCCCTATCAGTTCTGCTCAATTTAGCATTACTCAATATGCTGCTGCTGTGTCCATCTCTGGTTTGGAAATGATCCAGAACTCGGGCAAAGAGGCTATTATTGATCTGCTCGATGGTCGTATGATGGTTGCCGAAGCTCAATTGGCTAACCGTATTGGCTCTGACATCTATACAGATGGCACAGGCAACAGCGGTAAAAACATCACTGGTTTGGGCGCAGCAGTTCCTGATGCACCTTCTACTGGTACTTACGGCGGCATCAACCGCGCCAATTACAGCTTCTGGCGCTCGCAGAAGTATTCTGGCGTGACTGATGGCGGTTCTGCTGTTTCGGCCTCAAATATCCAGTCTTACATGGATTCTTTGGCTGTTCAGCTGATTCGTGGTACAGACAAGCCTGATTTGATCGTTGCCGACAGTAATTACTACCGTTTGTATTTGCAGTCTATGCAATCCATCCAACGCGTTACTGATGGTGGCAACTCCACTCAAGGCGCTGGTTTTGCTTCATTGAAATACTATGGCGCTGGCATGGCATCTGATGTTGTGCTTGACGGTGGTATCGGTTCTGCCGCTACTGCAAACCATATGTGGTTCTTGAACACCAAATATCTGATGTTCCGTCCTCACGTTGACCGTAACTTTGTGCCAATTGGTGGCGAGCGTCAAGCCGTTAACCAAGATGCCATCGTTAAGTTGATTGGTTGGGCTGGTAACTTGACTAGCTCAGGCCCACAGTTCTGTGGCGTTCTGATCGCTTAAAGGAGCATATAACATGGCATATACAGTAACCCCCGTTATTGGTACTGACTTTAACAACATCGTCACTACCAACTTGAACAGCGCTGGTACGGCTGTTCCTACATTTGGCCCTTTGGGTGCTGAAGTATTTGGTTCTGATGGCAAGATTTATGTTTTGGCTAAAGCCAACGCAACAATCACTGCTTCCACAACCACTTGCACCATTGACGCAACCACATTCTTGGTAACAGCTACAGGCGGTTCTTATACATCGCCCGCAGTTGCCCTAGCATCTGGTTATGTTGCATGGTTCTCTAAAGCATCTGTGTAAAATAAAAGGGGCGGCGTAAAACCCGCCTCTTTTTAATTAAGGAACTGAAATGGCTATCCCTTCACGAATTCTTGGCGCTGGTAACTCGCCTTTGTCTACAGTCTCCATCGCTGGTGATGGCGCTGTTGGCATTGTTGCAACGGGTTCAACTGCCGCTGATGCAAAACTGTTGTCGGCTGTGTTCAACACAATCACAACTTCCTCTGCTTCTACAGGCGTTAAATTGCCTCCAACTGAAGCTGGCGCAATGGTTGGTATTCGTAATGATTCAGGTCAAACGATTACTATTTACCCTTACAATACAAGTTCAACCATCAATGCAGCAGCGACATCTGTTACATTGGCAACTGCAAAAAGCATGATTCTTTTTGCTCCAAGCGCAACAACTTGGGCATCCGTCACTTCAGCTTAATCCCCACAGGATAAAAAATGGCACTAGATTCCGATATTGCAAACGCAGATACCCATCTGCACGTTGAGTTTTATACATTTGATAAAGCGCCGTACAAAGACATTCCGTTTGTGCGAATTATGGTTCCAGGTGATAAGTACAACATCATCGAGCAGCCTGTTCGTGATGACCATAAAGAGCGCTTTCCTCGTCAATGGTTGCACTATCAAATGCAAAACTCAGAAGGTGGGCCTATCATTGGCACAACTTTGCAAAATTGGCATCTAGATCGCCCTGAAGAATTTACAGACAGCCAAATGGCTGAATTGCAAATTCTAAAGTTTCAAACAGTTGAGCAAGTTGCTACGGCAAGTGATGCTCAATTACAGCGTGTAGGTATGGGCGCTGTTGGATTGCGTGAAAAAGCAAGGGCATACTTGCTGCGCCGCAGTCAAAGTGAAAGTTCATTTGAATTAGAGCAGACCCGTTCTGAATTAAAAGAATTGCAAGAGCAAATGAAAGCCTTGTTGTCCGAAAAAACACGAGGCCGCCCCAAAAAAGAGGTGTAAATTATGTCTAGCACTATGCTCCAGTTAGTGCAGCAAGTTACCAATGAATTAGGCGTTTCGACACCGACAAGTGTTGCTGGAAATACTAATCAAGACGTTATCCAAATTCTTGCGTTAATGAACGCAAGTGGATACGAATTCTTGCGCAAACACCCTTGGCGAACGCTTACAAAGCAAAAGCAGTTCTACACCGAATATCTAACTACCACAGGCACATGGAGCGATGATGGCTTGTCCATCACGGGCATTCCATCAACCAATGGTTTAGATAGCACCTATATGGTGGTTGGTACAGGAATTGACCAAAACACCTTTATTCAAACTGTAGATTCAAGCACATCTGTCACTTTAACTAGAAAAACGACAGAGGCTGCTACAAATGCAACCGTGTACTTCCAGAAGATGAAGTACGCATTTCCAAGCGATTACGAAGCCATCATCCCAAGGACAATGTGGGATAAGGACAAGCATTGGGAAATGTTAGGCCCTGAAGATGCGCAACAATGGGAATGGTTGTTGTCTGGCTACATTGCCACAGGCCCTCGCATTCGCTGGCGTTTGTTTAGCAAGTATTTCCAAATTTGGCCTGGCTTTTCTAGCGCCGAGTTTTTGGGTTATGAATACCGATCAAATGCTTGGGCTAATAACGCGGCAGATCAACCCGTCACATCGTTTACCGCTGACTCTGATACTTGCATATACCCTGACCGTTTGATGGTTCTTGCAACCAAGCTCAAATATTTTGAAGCTAAAGGTTTTGATACAACAGCAATGTATCGCAATTATCTGGAAGAACTGGAAGCGGCGATTGCTTTGGATATGTCTGCGGCTAACTTGTCGTTCGCGCCAAGGCCAGGCACTATTTTGATTGGTTACGACAACATTCCTGATAGCGGTTATGGGGCATCACAGTAATGAAAATTGCCCAACGAACTGCCGCTAACGTAGCGAGTATTCCAGCGCCCGTTGGCGGTTGGAATGTGCGTGATTCATTGGCAAATATGTCGCCAACTGATGCGGTGACAATGACCAATTTCTTTCCAACTGTCTCAAGTGTAAACTTGCGCGGCGGGTACAGCAAATGGTCAACAGGTATCACAGGCCAAGTTGATACTGTCATGGCATATGAAACAGGCAGCGTTAGCAAATTGTTTGCCGTTGCTGGTGGTTCAATTTACAACTGCACAACCAAAGGGGCGGTGGGCGCTGCTGAAAAAACTGGACTGACTAACAGCCGTTTTGAGCATATTAACGTCACAACGCCTGGTGGCAGTTTTCTTTACGCCTGCAATGGTGTGGATGACCCACTGCTTTACAACGGCACAACATGGCAAAGCGTTAATGGCTCTAGCTCGCCAATAGCCATCACTGGCGTAACCACAAACAAGCTGAACAATGTCACGCTGTTTAAAAACCGCGTTTGGTTCATTGAAAAAGAAAGTTTGAAAGCATGGTACTTGCCCACTAACTCAGTTGGTGGCGCTGCCGAGGTTTTGGACTTGAGTTCAATAGCTCGGATGGGCGGCTATATCGTTTCTGTTAGCGCCTGGACAATTGACGCTGGTTATGGCGTAGACGATAACCTTGTATTTGTGACCTCACAGGGCGAAATTATTGTTTACCGAGGCACAGACCCCGCCTCTGCTAGTACATGGGCTTTAACGGGCATTTGGAAGCTCGGAGCGCCCGTTTCTAGGCGTTGTTTGTACAAGTATGGCGGTGACCTATTGGTTTTGAGTTTGGATGGCCTATTGCCGTTGGCTTCAGCGTTGCAATCGAGCCGACTTGACCCAAGGGTAAATCTGTCAGACAAAATTCAGGGCGCTATCACTGAGGTAACGACAGCCTACCAAAATTCATTTGGGTGGGCATTGCTTTATCACGCCAAAAACAATGCTTTGTGGATCAATGTGCCTGTTGGCCTTGGCGTGCAAGAGCAATTTGTGATGAATACGATCACAAAATCATGGACAAGATTCACAGGATGGGCCGCTAATTGTTGGGAAACGTTTTACGACAATCCTTATTTTGGCGGTGATGGCTTTGTTGGCTTGGCTTGGGATGGTTTTGCTGATGATGGCAATGATATCAATGCTGTAGTTTTGCAAGCATTTAACTATTACGAAAGCCGTGGTGTAAAGAAATACTTTACGCGAGCCAGGCCGTCCATTTTTACAGATGGATCGCCCACAATCTTGGTTGGCATCAACGTTGATTTCAGTTTATCCGATACCACAGGCACTTTAAACTTCAGCCCATCAAACTATGGCATATGGGGAACGTCACAATGGGACAACGCATTGTGGTCAAGTGGAACAATCATCACAAACAACTGGCAAGGCGTTACTGGCATTGGATATTGTGCTGGTATTCAGCTAAAATCAGCCTCACGGGGCTTGCAAATTGAGTGGGCTTCAACTGATGTTGTTTTCCAACAAGGATGGGCTGGCATATGAACCCAAAAATGGAAAGATTTGCGGATGTTTCAGCCGAAGCCGTGGTGCTTATTGGTAAACATTGGGCAGAACTTTACGGCAACGCTAACCTGAAAAGCGATTTGGGTGGCATGATTGAACTGGAAAAAACAGGCAATTTTGCATACTTCACTTTGCGCACTGAAACAGGTGAATTAGCGGGCCATGCGGGTTTCATGGTGTTCAGATCGCCTTTTTATGGCGAAATGCAAGCGCTAGACGTCTTTTATTACGTCTTGCCAGAGCATCGAGGTGGTTTTGGGATTTGCAAAATGCTGAAATTGGCAGGGCAAATGCTCAAAATCAATGGCGTAAGTCAAATCATGATAAGCCACAAGAAAAATCAAGATTTGACGGTTTTGCTTCAAAGAGCAAACTATGTGCCGTCAGGCGATACATACGAATTTAAGGAATAAACATGGCTTTCTTATGCCCTTCACCAAGTGCGCCCGCAACGCCTGACTATGCGGCTGCTGCTGCCGCCCAAGGCGCGGCAAACAAAGAAACTGCGATCACCCAGGGTTACTTAAACAACCCTAACGTCAATGGCCCACTAGGTGGTCAGACCGTAACATTTGATCCTGTTACGAATCAACCTACTATTACTCAAAATCTGACTCCAACGGCGCAAAATACGCTGGAATCACAGCAACGTGTTCAGCAACAACTGGCAAACCTTGGTGAAACTGGTTTGTCAAAAGCGTCTGGCATTCTTGGATCGGGATTCCAATATTCAGGGCCGCAAACAACTACTTCACTTGCAAATTCAGGGCAAATACAAGGCGCTCCCAATTTGATGGGTATGGGTTCGGCTTATGGTGGATTTACAGGCGATAGGGCATATGGTGCTGTTGCTAATCCACAAGCAAGCGCTAATTTTCAAGGTAAAGAAGCAACTGGCGGTGTTCAAGGCGTTAATTTGCAACAAGCCATTGGTAATATTGGCAAAATAGATCAAAATTTAAACGCTAATAATTATCTTGCCAACAATCAATTGAATTTGAGTAATGTTGCTCAAATGCCTGTAAATGCAGGCACTACAGCACAAGCGGCAATTATGTCGCGTCTTGCGCCTCAATTGGAACGCCAACAAAAAGCGACTGCTCAAAACTTGGCAAACCAAGGTTTAGTGCCTGGCGGTGAGGCGTATAACAATGCAATGCGGGATCAAAGTCAACAGCAAAATGATTTGTTGACCCAAGCGGCTTTGCAAGGTATCAGTTTGGATACTGCGGCAAATCAACAGGGCTTTAATCAAGCCTTGGCTGCGGGTCAATTTGGCAATACTGGTATACAGCAAAACTTTGGTAATGCACTGGCGGCTCAACAAGCACAAAACGCAGCTCAAAACCAAGGTTTCAATCAGCAATTGCAATCGGGTCAATTTGGCAATCAGGCGCAATTGGCAAATTTCGGTGTTAATTTGCAAAATCAACAAGCGCAAAATCAAGCGATTGCTCAAAATTACCAACAGGGCATGGGAACCCAAGCGGCTCAGAATCAAGCCGCTGCACAGAATTTTAGTCAAAACGTAGCCAATCAACAACTTGCAAACGCTGCTGTTGGTCAGAACTATCAGCAAGGAATGAACACGCAAGCTGCTCAAAATCAAGCCCTGTTGCAAAATCAAAACATTGCATCGCAACAACAGCAATTGGCTAATGCTGCGCAACTTCAGCAATACAACCAAAACCTTGGTGCGGGGCAATTTGCCAATCAAGCGGCATTGCAAGAGTTGCAAAAACAATTGACATTGCGTAATCAGCCTTTGAATGAAATCACTGGTTTGATGAGTGGTTCACAGTTGCAGATGCCTCAATTCCAAGGCTACAACCCAACGAATATTGCGCCAGCTCCTATATTTGCGGGTGCGCAGGCTCAAGGTAATGCGGCATTGCAAAATTACGGCATCCAACAATCGGGCGCTAATGCTGCAACAAGCGGATTGTTTAGCCTTGCGGGTGCGGCGCTTCCTATGTTGTCTGATCGTAGACTGAAATCAAACATTAAGCGTATTGGCACACACAAACTTGGCATCGGTCTTTATGAATACGACATCTTAGGTGGACGTCAACAGGGCGTAATGGCTGATGAAGTTGAGAAAGTCATGCCTGAAGCTGTTTTGATGCACCCAAGCGGTTACAAGATGGTTAACTACGGTTTATTGGGGTAAAACATGGCTAATCAATACGAACAATTTAGCGTTGCCAGCCCTTACCAGTTGCAGCAACAGGAGTTGGATCGCCGCCAGAAAATGGCTGAGATTCTTCAGCAACAAGCATTTGAGCCTTTGCAAGCTGGTTCATATCAAGGCATACAAGCCCCAATTAGCCCCGTTCAAGGTTTGGCTAAAGTTCTTCAAATGTACTTGTCAAATAAGAACCAAGAGGGTTTGAAAGCAGAGCAAAAAGCCTTGGGCGAGCAATATCGTGCGGATACTTCTGCTGATATTCAGCGATTGATTCAAGGCTTGCAGGGTCAAGCTGGCTCGCCTGAAATGAAGCAAGAGCCAACCGTAAGAGACTTTGAAGACAATCCAAACCTTGCGTCAACATTTGCTGAGATGCAACCTGACCAACAAAAGGCGTTTACTTTGCCTGCTGTTCAAACAAAAGCGGCGGGTGTGATTGACCCATCGTTGATTGGCGAGTTTAAAACGCCTGGTATGCAACAGCAAGCCCTGAATATGTACATGGGGCAACTTGCACCTAAAGCGCCTTTGGTTCTTAGTGAAGGTCAAATTGCGTATAACCCAACCACAGGCGCAGAGATGTTTAAAGGTGGCACTAAGTCTCCTTTTGGAAACGTTAACCCTGCCTCATTTACACCAGCTAGTTTGAAGGCGTTTAGTGAAGGTGGCGGTAAAGATTTCTCCATCTTAGTCCCCGCAGTTAGCGCTGATACTCAAGCTAAATTGTCGCAAGTTGACGCAAATACTGCGGCAAGATTGCGGCAAGATCGTGAGCTTTCTGATCGCGCATTTAATAATTTAAGCGCCAATCAGCGGGCATCGCTTGCTAATGAGGGTGCAAGAATCGGAATTAGTGCGGCTGATCTTTACTTCAATACTGGAATGAAAGCTGGCGGCGCACCAGGTATGGCTCCCGTTACCGCCCCACAGCCTGCTCCGCAAATGGCGCAACCTGTAACGCAAGCGCCTATGCAGGCTAGACCTACCGCGCCTGCACAACCCGTTGCGGCCCCTGTATCGCCTAATCAAGCATTGGCTGCCGCCTTGTCGCCAAAAGCACAACAAGACTTGCAAGTTGCTCGATTGAAAGAGCAAGAAGTAGCGGCTGGAGCATTGCCACAAGTAATGCAGCAAGGCCAAACTTTGATTAGCGGTATTGACCAAATGATTGGCAAAAGAGATGCGTCAGGCAAAGTCATCATTCCCGAACACAAAGGATTGAAAGACGTTGTTGGCACGACCATCCCGTTTGAATACAAGCCATTCCAAGGCGGTACGCCTGGCGCTGACTTTAAAGCCCTTTACGACCAAGTTAAGGGTGGTGCTTTCCTTGAGGCCGTTCAACGCATGAAAGGTACTGGCGCAATCTCAGAGATTGAGGGAGCTAAAGCCACAGCCGCATTGACAGAGGCTTCAACAGCGCAGTCTCCTGATTCTTTCAGAACTGCAATGTCTAAGTTTAGGGACGCGATTCAAACGGGCATGAACAATGCGGCAACCAAAGCGGGCAAAGGTCGAATTCCGACCTACAATCCCGCAACTGGAAGGGTTGAGTAATGTCTGAAGCCTTTAAAACCATAGAAATCCCAAATTATGGGCCTGTTAATTTTCCCGTCAGTATGTCTGATGACCAAATTAACGCTGCTGTTGTAAAGATTGCTCAAGCGCCTCTAAAAATAGATTTAACGGGTATGGCTTCACAACCCGCAGTAGAAAAAACAGTTGAATCCCCTGCAATGATGCAAGGCCGACAAGCTGATTTGTCGATGCCTAGCAAAATAGGTTTAGCGGCGGCTCAAGGTTTGACGTTTAATTTTGCGCCAAAAATCGCAGGCGCAGGCGCGGCGGGTTTGGACATTTTGCAACATGGCCTCAATGCCAATCCATCAGAGGCTTATGCCAATACCCGTGATTACGTCAAAGGGGTAAATGAGCAGTTTCGAGAAACCAATCCCAAAACGGCATTTGCTAGTGAGATGGTCGGTGGTTTGCCTCTTTTGCTCACTCCTTTGGGGATGACAAGCAAAGCGGCTCAAACGGCAGAAGCACTATCTGCGGCCCAAAAAATGGCAATGGCTGCAAAGATGGCGGGAACGCAAGGCACTATTTCTGCTGTTGGCGCTTCTGACATCAACCCTGTAACCAGCCCTTCTGAATATGCTCAAGATATTGCCAAAAAAGCGGCAATTGCATCTGCATCTGGCGGTGTTTTGTCTGGCGCGGGGCAAGGCGTTTACAACGTGGGTAGCAATGTTGCACAGCGTTTTATTCCTGAGAGCGCCAAAGAAGCGGCACGAATCAAACTTGCTCAAGCCTTGCAGCGTGGATCAAGTGAAGAAGGCGCAAATTCTGTTTTGAGCCGAGTTCAACGTGAAATGGGGCTAAACCCTAATGCAAGCGTTGCCCAAGCTGGTGGCCCAAGTGCATTGTCTCAATTGGACGTATTGGCCTCAATGCCAGGACAAGCTAAAACGCTTGTAGAGCGCCGAATTCGTGAGCAACAGACATTCAGACCTGAACGCCTTGTAAATGCGGCAGACGAGGCTTTAGGCACTCAGGGTAAGGGTTTTACAGCCACACTAGAAGCATTGGATGCGGTCAAAAAAGCCAATTCTGCGCCTTTGTACAGACAGCTTGAGAATGTATCGGTCAAGATTGATCCTGATTTGCAATCCTTGATCCAAGCCTCAACATCTGCGCATGGTAAGGCTGAATTGTTGACTCAATTGAACAGACAATTGCCGATTGACATTTCCAAGCTAAAAGCGGGCGATGATGTCCCTCTTAAAGTTTTGGATGTGGTTAAGCAGTCACTTTATGACATGGGTGAATCGGCCCGTGGTGAGTTTGGCAAAGCTACAAACACAAGCCGCGCATATGATAATTTGCGAGTGGCACTGACAAAGAAACTTGAAGACTTGTCGCCTGCCGATAAGAATGGCTCAATTTACCGTCAAGCCTTGGACGCTTATGCTGGCCCATCACAGCTAAGTAATGCGGTTGTCAAGGGCAGAACTGCCATGAAGCAAGACGATATTGCATTGTCTGATCTGATGAGCAATATGTCGCCAAGCGAGGTTGAGGCTTTTCGCATAGGCGCTTTGCAATCTTTGAAAGAAAAGGTTGGAACAGAGGCGGGTCAGACATCACTCTTAAAAATGTGGAAAGAGCCTTCCACCAGCAACAGACTCAAAGAGATATTTGGTGACAACTATCAAAGGTTTGCCCAAGATGTTGCCAAAGAAGCCAGGTTAAAACCATTAGAGCAAGTTGGTCGAGGCTCCGGTACTTTTTCTAGAATGGCTGGCGCTGAAGATTTGGGCATCATGCCAACCACAATAACTGCGGGCAAAGCGGTAGCAAATGCAGCAACTGGCAACCCTTTGGCGGCGGCTGGTGAGGCGGCAAATGTCAAAAACAGAATTGGTCAAGTAATTAACCAAATGCCTGAAGCAACACGCAATGAACTTGCTAAAATGTTGTTGATGCGTGGCCCAATGGGACAATTAGAAGTTGAAAACACAGCGGCTCTAATTCGTGCTTTAAACAAAAGATCAACCCAAATGCAAACGGGTGGCGGCTCAATCATTGGGCAAAATATTGACCAATACGGACGATAAGGAATTAATATGAGTTACAACGGTTCAGGCACGTTCAACATCAATACAGCGGGCCAACCCGTTGTAACAGGCACAACCATCACTAGCACAGCATTCAATTTGCTGACTGCTGATTTGGCAACGGGTTTAAGTACCGCATTGACCAAAGATGGGCAATCTACTCCCACCGCAAACATCCCAATGGGGACGTTTAAGATCACTGGTTTGGGTGCGGGTACTGCGGCAACTGATGCGGCTCAATATGGTCAATTGCAAGCAGGCGCAACCCAAATTGCAACGGTCACAGGTACAGACACATTTGTGGGTACTTTATCGCCCGCCCTTGGTGCTTATGCGGCGGGTAATTTGTTCTCATTTGTTGCGCCTAATACAAACACAGGCGCTTCCACAATTAACCTGAATAGCTTGGGTGCTAAAAGCATAACTAAACAAGGCTCAACAGCCTTAGTTGCGGGTGATATTGTTAGCGGTCGAATCTATCTGATTGAATACGATGGAACTCGATTCCAATTGATTAATCCTTCAGTTACGGGTGTTACATCATTTAGCGCGGGTTCTACTGGTTTAACCCCATCTTCTGCTACTACAGGCGCTGTCACTCTTGCAGGCACATTGGCAACCACAAACGGTGGAACGGGTCTGACATCCTTCACCGCTAACGGTGTGGTCTACGCAAGCTCCACAAGTGCATTGGCTACTGGTTCTGCGCTGACGTTTGATGGGACTAACTTTGCAAGCACAGGTAACATTACAAGCGGTGGAATTTTACAGACTTTAACAACTGTTCAATCTTCTTCTGGTGCTGATTTGTCTTTAAACGCAAATGGCACAAACCGAGATGTTATTTGGAAAGTCAATGGAACTGAACTAGTAAGACTTGTTGGTTCTACTGGGAATTTGCTGGTGGGGACTACGAGTGGAAGTCAAAAATTAGTTGTTTCTGCATCTACTTCTGTTGTAACTGGTTATTTCATAAATTCAAATGCTACAACTGCATATGGTACACAAATTTCATATACAGGAAAAGCGCCAAATAATACTGGTGAAGAATTTATTTATTGCAATGATACTTCGGCATTACGAATGTCTGTTCGTTCTAATGGTGGTATTGCAAATTATGCGGCAAATAACGTAATTCTTTCTGACCGTAGAGAAAAAACAAATTTTGCACCAGCAAAATCTTATCTTGAAACAATTTGCGCGATTCCTGTTCAAACTTTTAACTACATCAACCAAAACATGGAAGATGATGGTGGTTTAACGCTTGGCGTTGTGGCTCAAGATGTTCAAGCTATTGCGCCAGAATTAGTAACAGAAAGCAATTGGGGAACTAAAGAAGACCCAAAAATGCGATTAGAAATTTACCAAACTGATTTGCAATATGCGTTGATGAAGGCATTGCAAGAACTCAAAGCAGAGTTTGACGCATACAAATCTACCCACCCTTAAAGGAAAAGCATGACTACATTTACTTGGTCTATCCCCCAAATGGATCGCCTGACCTCTGACGGCTTTGTCGTCACGGTTCATTACATTGTTAATGCCGTAGAAGACACATATACCGCCTCAACTTACGGCACTGTGGGCTATACCCAAGAGCCTGGCGAGACTTACATACCCTACGACCAACTTACAGAAGCTGTCGTTATCGGTTGGGTGCAGAATTCTCTGGGTCAAGCCACGGTGGAAGCCAGCTTGCAATCTCAGATTGAACTGCAAAAGCATCCCGTTCAAGAAGCTGGTGTTCCTTGGAGTGCATAAATGGAATATCAGGCGCTCATTAACTCAGCAATTGGATTAGCTTTTACGGTAGCGGGTTGGTTTGCGCGTGAAATGTGGTCTGCTGTCAAAGAACTGAAATCAGACTTGTCTAAGCTGCGTGAAGAACTACCTAAAACATATGTCGCCCGTGATGATTACCGTGATGATATGCGTGACATCAAAGAAATGCTCAACAAAATATTTGATAAATTAGATTCCAAAGTAGATAAGTAATGCTCGACCCAATCACCATCAGTGCGGCTTTTGCATTAGCTAAAAGCACCATTGCTGGTGTGCAAGAAGCCATCCAGATGGGGAAGGACTTGCAAGAATGCTCTGGTGATCTGATTAAGTTTTTTGAGCATAGAGATACGGTAGCCAAGGCAGCTATTCAGGACAAAGGCAAAAAAGGCCGTTCTGAGATGGGTCAAGCCTTAGATACTGTGATGCAAGCAAAGGCTCTCAGGGACGCTGAAAAAAAGCTAAAAGAACAACTAATCTATTCAGGTCAAGGCGATGTGTGGGAGTCTATTCAAGCTGAATACAACCATATTGTGGCCACAAGAAAACGTGAAGAACGTGAAGCAGAAGCGGCTGAAAAAAAGCGTAGAGAAAACCTTGCTGAAACGCTAAACATTTTGTTTATGGGTTTTTTAGCGGTTGTTCTGTCGGGCCTCATTATGTGGGGAACATTTGAGTTTATCGTTTACAAGATGAGGAACTGATATGAAATGGTCTTTGCTTTTATGTGCTTTATTGGCTGGATGTGGCGTAGGGTCTGACCCTGTTCCTACGGCTAAAACAATGGCTGTCCGTTTGGATGCCAACACTGTTTTGCCTAATCCTTTTGTGCTTGGCCCTAGCGGTACTCAGGCAACCCCTGCATCAGCGCCTGTGGTCACGTTTGTAAACGGCCCTGTCGCTGGCCCTGTTGCTGTGACTAATCCTCCCATCGTCACTATGCTGATTCCTACGCCTATCTGCACAGATGGGTTTGTGATTGGCCCATGTGTACCACAATATGCTTGCCGCCCTGATTCTTCAGGTTTTGTTGCTGGCCCTTGCGGAAATTAATATGAGTTGGTTAGAACAAATCGCCCCCACTATCGCCACAGCCCTTGGTGGCCCATTGGCTGGCCTTGCAGTAGATGC